CTGATATTTTAAAGAAGCATCTACAATATCCAAATAGAACATCATTATTATACACAAAAGAAGGGGAAAATTAATTCCCCTTTTTTATTTGGTTTTGTCACAAATTTTTACTATATTTGTTACATAATTTTCCTTAAAAATATACTCAAAAAAATATTTGGAAATATCAAAAACTTGTTGTATATTTGTATCTCCTTTATATTTATATATGTAACGGAAGTGTAGGAAAGACACTATAATCCAACCTTAAAACATAAACGTTTTAAAACTTAAACTCTTAAAACTTAAAAGACATGGCAATTAATTTAGATGCTATTAAGAGCAGACTTAACAAACTGCAAAACACCCAAAGAACAACTGTAGAACTTTGGAAGCCAGCACCAGGCAAACACACAATCAGATTGGTGCCTTACAAATTCAATAAAGAAAATCCTTTTATTGAACTTTATTTTCACTACAACATCAACAACAAAACTTACTTATCTCCGATGAGTTTTGGCAGACCTGACCCTATCGTTGAGTTTGCTGATAAACTTAAAAGAATGGGTGATAAGGAAGATTGGAAAGCAGCAAAAAAGATGGAGCCGAAACTTAGAACTTTCGTACCAGTATTGGTAAGAGGTGAAGAAGGTGAAGGTGTTCGTTTTTGGGGCTTTGGAAAAACTGTATATCAAGAAATTCTTGGTTATATGGCTGATCCTGATTATGGTGATATTACTGATCCAGAAAGTGGTAGAGATATTACCGTTGAGGTTGTATCCGCAGAAGACAGTGGTACTTCTTACCCTGTAACAACTATCCGTGTTAAACCAAAAGAAACTCCATTAGCAGCAACTAAAGCTGAGAATGATAAGTTTCTAAATGAACAAAAGGAAATTACTGAACTTTATTCTGAATTAACTTATGCAGAATTGAAAAATGTATTAGAAGGTTGGCTGAATCCATCAGCAGCAGCTTCTGAAGATGAAAAATCAGTATCAGCTGAAACTCTTTCTTCAACAGCTAAAGATGATGATGAAGCACCATTTGATACAACTCCATCAAAGCCAGCAGCACCAGCTAAGAAATTAGATGATGTAGCAGCAGCATTTGATGACCTTTTCAATTCATAAAATAAGTTAATAGAATATGGCAAAAATTACCAAAGAGGTAGATTTGGCAGAAGTACTTGCCGAATCCCTAAACAAACAATCAAAAGACCAGAGGGTAGCATTCTTCTTAGATGAAGATGGTGCACCAACAAATGTAGATGGTTGGATTTCAACCGGAGCATCTATGTTGGATGTGGCTATATCAAATCGCCCTTATGGTGGATTGCCTGTTGGTAGAATCGCCGAAGTGACAGGACTTGAACAAAGTGGTAAATCACTTCTTTCAGCACACTTACTTGCCGAAACACAAAAGTTAGGTGGTATCGCTGTGTTGATTGATACTGAAAACGCCGTAAGTAGAGAGTTCTTAGAAGCTATCGGAGTTGATACAAAGAAACTATTGTATGTAGCAGCTGAGACTGTTGAACAATGTTTTGAGTACACCGAAACAATCATTGAAAAAGTAAGAACAAATTCCAAAGATAAGTATGTAACGATTGTAGTGGATTCCGTTGCCGCTGCATCTACTGAAAAAGAAATGGAAGCTGATTACGGAAAAGATGGTTACGCTACCGATAAGGCAATTATCATTTCTAAAGCAATGCGTAAAATCACTAACTTAATTGGTAGACAGAAAATCACATTGGTTTTCACAAATCAATTAAGACAGAAGATGAACGCAATGCCTTTCTCTGACCCTTGGACAACAAGTGGTGGTAAAGCAATCGCCTTCCACGCTTCGGTTCGTTTGAGATTAAAGAGTATGGGTACAATTAAAGCTAAAGAAAATGGTAACGAAAGAATCGTAGGTATCAAAGTAAGATGTCAGGTAGTAAAGAATAGGATGGGACCTCCGTTACGTTCCGCCGATTTTGATATTTTCTTTGACAGAGGTATTGATAACTATGGTGCTTGGTTGGCTATGATGAAAGAAAATGGAATCGTAAAACAATCAGGTGCATGGTATGAATACGTTGATACTGAAACTGGAGAAGTTATCAAATTCCAAGCTAAAGATTTCCCTTCAACATTGGAAGGAAATGCTGAAGTAAAAGAGCAAATCTATAAAAGGATTTGTGAAGCAACAATTTTACAATACAAAAAAGATTCATTGGATACTGATAGTTTGGTGACAGACTCAGAAGTAATCGGTGATTAATAAATGTTACAATTAATATGAAAGAACTATACAAAAAATTACTTAATGAGGTAGAAGCAGAACATGATGCCAACATCCAAAGGGTGAGGAATGGTAGAGTTCTTATCATAGATGGACTAAATACCTTCATCCGTAGTTGGACCACCAATCCCACAATGAATGAGAATGGTGAACATACGGGTGGAGTTATTGGTTCATTAAATTCAATCGGAAGTCAAATCCGCCAATTTAATCCTACTAGAGTTATCCTTGCTTTTGATGGTAAGGGTGGAGCTAAAGGAAGAAAAGAATTATTTGAAGGCTACAAAGCTGATAGAGGTAAGAATAGATTTAGAGTTAATCGTCAGTACCCTGATATGATGACTCAAGAAGATGAACAACTTTCAATGAAACGTCAATTCGTTTGGTTGAATGACCTGTTAGATTCATTACCTATTACAACAATGATATATGATGGTATAGAAGCAGATGATGTAATCGGACACATAGCTAAGCACGTTTTAGCAGAAGATGAAGAATGTTATATTGTTTCTACCGATAAAGATTTCTTACAATTAGTTGATGAAAAAACATTTGTATATTCTCCAACTAAAAAGAAATTATATAATAGAGAAATGGTTAAAGAAGAATATGGTTTATATCCGCAAAATCTTTTACTATTCAGAACATTAGATGGTGATAACTCCGATAATGTTCCTGGCGTAAAAGGATGTGGGTTAAAGACAGTTCTTAAAAGATTTCCTGAATTAACCGAAGATAGAGAAATAACTTTTGATGAGTTCTTTCAACTATGTGAAGATAAGAAGGGAGAAGCTAAAATCTATGAAGATATACTTGCAGCTAAAAATGATGTGTTAAGAAATAGACAAATCATGCAATTGCAAGAACCACATATCAATACAAATACAAAGTTAAAGATTAATGACCGTTTTGCTGAACCAAACCGAAAGTTTGACAAGATGGATTTCATTAAAACAGCTATGAAGTATAAAATTCTACAAAATTGGAAGGATATTAATGACTGGTTGAAATCAACTTATACAAACATTATAGTAAAATAATTTGGTAAAACAATTATTTTGTTGTATATTTGTAAATCATTAATATAAATGCACAGCGAAGATACATTACAAAAATACGGGCAATCATTTCAAACAAAAACTATTGCAGCATTACTTTCTGATGAGAGAATGATGGATACGCTTTCTGATGTCATCCATAAAAAGTTCTTTGAATCAGAAGCTAATAAATGGATAGTTGATGAAATCGTTTCGCATCATAAAGAGTACAACAAAGTACCTTCGTTAGATGTATTTAAAGTTCAAGTATCTAAACTTGATAATCAATCTCTACAAAAAACAATCGTAGGACAACTCAAAGAAGTATATGGACAAATCGGTAATACTGATTTGGATTATATTAAAGATGAGTTCACCGCATTTTGTATTAATCAAAACTTAAAGAATGTAATCGTACAATCAATAGATTTACTAAAATCAGGCAACTATGATAAAATCAAAGAGTTGGTTGATAAGGCAATGAAGGTTGGTGTTGATTCTGATTTGGGTATGGATTACCTCATAGACTTTGAAAGAAGATATGATGAAACAAAAAGAGATACGGTAGCAACTGATTGGGAATGTATTAATGAATTGATGAATGGTGGATTAGGACCTGGCGAATTGGGAGTTGTGGTAGCACCTTCTGGTGTTGGTAAGACTTGGGTATTATGTGCTTTAGGTGCAGCAGCTGTAAGAGCTGGAAAGACAGTAGTACATTACTCATTAGAATTATCGCAAGAGTATGTGGGATTAAGATACGATACGGTATTTTCACATATAGCATCACATGAACTATCTGATAAGAAAGATGAAGTATTAACCGCTTTGAAAAAATTAAGAGGTAAACTTAAAATCAAATATTTCCCACCAAAAGCCGCAAGTTCAAAAACAATTCAGGCTCACTTAGAAAAGATGATAGCAGCCGGTAATAAACCCGATTTAGTTATTGTGGATTACGCTGATTTGTTATTATCACATTCAAACAAAACCGATAGTACATATGCTGAGCAAGGTGGAGTGTACATTGATTTAAGAGGAATGAGTGGTGAGTTGGGAATACCAATTTGGACAGCATCGCAAACCAATCGCTCAGCAATTGAAAGTGAAGTAATTGAAGCTGATAAAATTGCAGATTCATATGCTAAAGTTATGAACGCTGACTTCATTATGAGTTTAAGTAGAAAAGCTAAGGATAAACTTAGTAATACTGCGAGAGTGCACGTTATGAAGAATCGTTTTGGACAAGATGGGATAACATTCCCAGCAAAGATGGATACAACTCATGGTACATTAGAAATATACACCGCAACATCCGCAGATGGTGTATTAGCACAAAAAGCAAGTGCGAATGGAAATGAAATAGAAAGACAATTATTACATAAGAAATATGTAGAAACTATGCCGGTTGGAAACAAACCGCAATTAGTTACAGGATTAGGATAAACAATTAAAAACAAAAACTATGGCACAAACAAGTCAAGAATTATTCGAACAAATCAAAGGTTTATTTGTAACTTTTGAAACTGAGCACAATGGTACTAAGAAAGTAAACAAATCAAGAGCTAGAAAAGCAATTGGTGAGTTGAAAAAACTTATTACAGCCTATAAGAAAGCTTCAACAGAAGAACAAAAGGCATCATAATGATAGGGGAGTAACTCTCCCCTTTCCTATGTTATAATAGATAAC